CCCTTGAGGAATCGGTAAAGTGCGGCAATCTGCCTGAAACTGAGGGATTCTTCTTTGGCCAAGATTCCTACTCAGACATGAACCACTACTTTGAGTTCATCTATGAGCGGGACAAGCAATTCTGCCAGTCAGCGAAGCAACTTATGCGGGATGGCTGGCAAATTTTCTACAATTCATGGTGGTAACCTACAGCAACGTTATGATCACCAGTAGTAATCCCCCCAGCGTTACCAATCGCCGCATTATGTGCGCCGGTTGTAATCGCACCCGAAGCATAACCAATCGCTACGTTATGTGCGCCTGTATATGCTGTAAGGAATTCTCTTACAGGGAAAGACAAGATGCATAGTTATTTTTGGGAAACTCAGCAGGACAAACTACTCTCTGAGTTTGTCAGACCACTTATCATTCACCGTAAATTGGAACTGTTAGCAATCGGTACTTGCACACAATGCGATACTGAGCGAAGACTTTTCTTTATACAGTTGGGTGATGCACTAGACACAGAAGACGAAACACTAATAGAACAAGCACTAATAAAAATAAATGAACTATAGAGTAAGACAACAAAAGGTGTACGATAAAACCGGCAAACTAATCAAAGGCTATTCCGGCAATTTTCGTGCAGACACAGGCGAATGTCTCGCCATCACTTCGGACAAGTACAAGATCGTACATCACCAAGATGCCCTTGATGCCGTTCAATCCTGTCTCGACTTCGGAGATTACAAACGCAAGCTGTATTCAATCAAGGATGGCAGAAGGATGTTCGCTGTCTACGACTTCAGCGATCAACGACAACAGATACAGAAGGGTGACGACGTTGGCTTTCGTCTACTCCTCAAGAACTCCTATGACGGTTCTTGTGGGATAGACTTATCAGCCGGTCTTCTCCGACTCATCTGCTTGAACGGGATGGTTGTGATGGCCAAGGACAGTCATGTCACTCGACCGCACAGGAGTAGCGGTGAGATTGACCTTGGCTTCCTCTCCGACACAATCCAGCACAGTAAGATGCAATGGACTGCCTCCGTTGAGTTCTTCAAAGAGATGGCCAGCACTCCCATCACACAGCGGGAAGGTGTTGAGATGGTTGACTCAATGATCAAGGGCAATGTGATCGCCAAGGTTCACGCCGAGGAGATCAAGAAGATATGGGACAAACCAACCTATGACCTAGACAACAGTCGAAACACCTATAACCTGTACAACGCAGTCACTCAATACCTCACACCTCTTGCCGAGGAGAAGTTTGAGCAAGTCCAACGCACAAGTCGTCAAGTCCTCAAGCACCTCACCAAATGAGTGATGCATGGAGCCAACGGGAGAACGAACATCCCCCAGTTGATGACGAGAAGATAAAGGAAATCCAAATCACAATCTCGTTTGAGTATTCGTCATTTGACGGTCATCCAAGCGAGTGGGATTGGGAGAAGATACTAAAAACAAAGTGGGCTGAAGTTGATGAGTGGAATGATGTTGACTGAAGACCCACATATGCTTGAGCAAATTAGATTCGCTCAAGTCCTAGCAAACCAAGACTCTCCTGTTCTCATAACAGGAGAGTCTGGTACAGGGAAGGAACACTTTGCTGAAATCCTTCATGGAGATCGTTGTCCCTCGTCTAGTCAGGAGGCTGTACGAGGCTCCAACTTTGTACCTGTCAACGTCACCACTCTGCAAGAAGACTTATTTGAAGCACTTCTCTATGGCCACAAGCAGGGTGCGTTCACAGGGGCGACTCGCGACACAACAGGTCTTGTCCAAATGGCTGCTAACGGTACATTATTCCTCGATGAGATTGGGGAACTCAAGCTCACAATACAGCCAAAGCTCCTACGATTCGTCCAACACAAGCAGTTTCGCAAGGTCGGTGCAGCCAAACTCAGCACAGCAAGCTGCCGCATAGTCTGTTCGACCAACCGTGACCTAAAGGGTATGGTCAAAGATGGCGAGTTTCGTCTAGACCTTTACCATCGACTCACAATTTTCATCATAAAAACCACGCCATTAAGAGAGAGGCCCAACGACCTTGCACTCTATATCCACAAGACTCACGATATTGAGCCAACCAAAGCAAAGGCGATGGCCACTAAAATCTTAAAGCTAACACCACTCGAAGGGAACTATAGAGAGGTACAAGGTATAATGGCACGGTACGAGTTATTGGGTGAATATATCATCTATTAGTATCACTCGGACGAAAAAAGTTGGCACGGTTACTGCTTATATGTTAGCAGGTTAACGTTTTAACCTTGATTATGCAACACAAACAAGAAAAATATGTTGATGGGGATTTCAAAGGACTTAAGTTCTTTGTTCCTGTCTTTGAAAAGCTGTCTGAGGCAGTCGAATCTTACACCGAGGCAACTGTCCTTGCCCTACTGAACCAACAAGTTCAGTCGCGCTTGCGAACCAAGGTTAAGAATAGCCTACCCAAGAACCTACCAACCTCACAACTTGAGAGATACAAAGAGGAACTGTACCGTAAGCATCCAGATGGTTGCGTCTTCTCTGCTGAAGATTGCAAAGGATGGCATCCCACAGTCAGGGGATTATCTGCGAGAAAGCTATTCATGATGTCTCAAGCTGCTGTAGCTCTTGGGAACCTTGATGAAGCGAAGGAACTAATGGAACAATGCAAAGCGAAAACACTGGCATAAACAGATCAAGCTACTCGCCAAATGCGGCGAAGCAAGTTCAGCCTATCCTTGATCGGCTGCTTGAAACTGGCAAAGATGTCTACATCTCATCACAAGAGACGGGCTTCACGCCAAACACCTTGTACGTTAAGTTCAACGATGGCTTTAAGTTCATCATCGATAACTTTGACGATAACAAGTATGTGATCCTGCGTTCTCGTATTGCCTTTCGCAAGCTGGACAACGGGATTCTCGCTTACTTCAAGGATGTGGCCAAAAACCGCATGACACTCCGTGAGCTTGAGTACGAGTTCAATGATAGCATCCGTTGGAAGAATGACTTGGAGACTTGGTACAAGACTGCCAAGGACTCCGAGTTGTTTGAGCGTAGCGTTGCCGTCAACCCCAATGATAAGGAGTGGATTTACAATCTAGTAAGTTCCGACTCTGAAGTTGATGTGACTGAATCGAAAGTGAGGGTGATGAAATGATAGCTGGAATATTCTATGATCTCTTCAGCCTTGCTTGGCTCATCGTCTTCTTTGGTTGCCTATTCATTGCAGCAATGGATATAAAGACATGACAATCGAACAACTACTCGACGTTTCAGTTGATAAGCTGGAGGAGATGACTGATTCTGAGTTGCTAAAGCACATGGAACCATACCTTAAAATCTCACGCACAGCCGAGCCTGATGAGTTAATCCTGATAAAGAAGCGGCGAGGCCGCAAAATTAAACTTGAAAAATCTACTTGAAAAAACTGGAGACAGATACATCTTGCGAATAGATGCATCATCATACCGTGAATCCACTTGTGATCTCAGGTTCTTCTANACCACAGTTCGTGGTCTNCGGAATAACCACATGAATCACAAAATGGAGTACGGCACAGCCTATCACAAAGCCTTGGAACATTTTTATGGTACTGGAGACAGGACTGAATCAATGAACAAGGCATTGGAACATTACTCAAATCCTCAGATCATTGTGCCTGACACAGATTGGCGTACTGCCGGTCACCTTGCAACCTGCCTCACTCAATACTTTGACAACTACGCAGAAGTAGATGGCCTTGTTGTTGAGCGGCATATGGGTGAGCCACTGCTTGAGATGAAGTTTGCCTTCCCGTTCTACTCAAACGACACAATCGACGTTTTGTTGTGTGGAACAATCGACTTCATTGGAACCTTCTTTGGTCAGAGCATTCTTTGCGACCATAAGTCCACAGCAATCACAGGTGTTGACCGTTACCTAGACACTTACAGGATGTCTACGCAGTTGATGGCCTACACAATGGTTCTACGCAAGCTGTTCCCAGATCGCAACTACCAAGCCATTATCAATGGCATCTTCTTGTCGCGGACGGGTAAGAACAAGTTCCAGCGTAGTGCAATCCTAGATTTCTCTGCCGATAGGATGGAGAAGTTTGAGGAACACTTGACCAACACCGTCATAGACTTCACCGATCAACTTGAGAAGGGATTGCTTACTGACAGTATCCCGTTCCTTCCCAACTACAATTGTTGTGAGACAAAGTTCGGTATGTGCAGGTTCACTCGTATCTGCAATGCTGGTGAACACTCTGAAGCAGTCATTGACAATGATTACTACACTAAACTATATGATCCATTAAAATTCCAAACATGAAAGATTCTGAAATTAAACGGCTGGCACTTGCGAACTTTGTGTGTGAAGCACCCAAGAAGTTCGATGTTGGCTCACTTGAACACAACCCAAACGGCGACAAAGGTCTGTGGCGCATGACTGCCACTCAACTTGTTGACGCTGCTATCGAAGAAACTATTGACCAATTTCATTACCTCACGGTACTGAAGGAGAAACTGAAAAATGAATAAACCACTAATAGGAATAGTTGGCTCCAGCGGGTCTGGTAAGTCAACATCGTTGCGGAATCTTCCCGTTGACAAGACAATCATCATTGATCTTGAGCGGAAAGGATTACCGTTTAGAGAAGCTAAAAACTTCCACACCATCTCGGCCAGTACATTGCCTGACATTGACAAGGCAATTGCTACGGGACTGAAGGACGCTGAAATCGTTATCATTGAGAGCTTCACAAAGTATTGTGAGATTCTCATTGAGACAGCTCAGAAGATGTATAAGGGTTACGATGTGTGGTCTTACTACAACAAGGCTATTCGCAAAACGCTGGAGAGTCTCAAGAACGAGCGGGCCACAGTCGTTATCACAGCCATTGACGAGATCGTTAAGATCATGCAACCAACAGGCGGCGAATATAACACGCGCCGAATCAAGGTGCAGGGTAAGGTACACGAGGGGTGCATCGAGAAGGAACTTCTCCTTGTCTTGTTCACCGAAGTCAGGCGAGAGAAGGATTCCATTGAATACTGTTTCCAAACAAATTCAGATGGCATAACTTCCGCAAAGACGCCACTTGGATTGTTCAAAGACTTGTACATACCCAACGACCTAAACACAGTTATCACAAGCCTAGAAAAATACTATGCCTAGAATTTCTTGCACGAAGCAAGGATAAAAAAACAAAATGCCTATCATAAACCTAAATGAAGTGACCGAGAACGCTCGACCGTTCTTGCCGTCAAACACATACACAATCCGCGTTGCTGATGCGGAGTCTAAAACATCCAATGCTGGCAACCCTATGGTTGTCTTGTCATGGGAAATCGTTGCACCCGAATCTATTGAAGATGCTGATTTGGGAACTGTACGGATTGCCGGTTTGCAATTCCGTGAGTACTTGGTGTTCATGGAGAAAGCTGCTGCTCGCATAAAGCGTGTGCATCGTACTCTTAACCTCCCGTCAGAGTTGGATTGTGACGATGAAAACGATCCTTGGGGAACGGTCAAGACTGATGCAGACCTTTACAAAGGTAAGGCTGCTTACGCCACGATCAAGACCGAGAAGATAACCAAGAAGAATGGAGAAGGTGAAGCTATGCTTGATCCTGCGACAGGCGATCCTGTCACCTTCAACGGTTATTCTATTGGCTCTCTTGTATCTGCTGCGCCTGACATGGACATCGTAGTTCAGTAATCAATCGAGGCTGGGTAAACTGGTTTCCAGTTTTTTATGCGGAGTTTGTCCCGTGACCAGCCTTCTTTATTATGAAAGAAAACTATATAAGCGCAGTTGAAGAAGTTGTTGATTTGAAAGCCAAGCTTGAATTGCTTGACTACCAAGTCAGGAGTTATGACAGGTCTGAGAGACTTGCATGGAAACGTGTTCACGAACTAGAAAGTAAACTAAATGAAAGAGATACAATCAATAATTGATGAGGTTTGCGACAAGCAACCTGAGTATTCTCAACCGCTCGAGCGGTTGAGAATCTTAACAATGGAGAAGACTGCCGAGGCTTTGGCCGATGGCTATATGTCTGGAGTCCACGATATAATCTTGATGCTTCAAGACTATATGAAGGATGAGAAGGATGGTAAGTCAATGCGTGATAAACTAAAAGAACAGGCACTCAATGCGGCACAAACCAACGCTGAACTACAGCGGACTAACGGTAATACTAGAAAATCAAAGTAGGTTCGATAATTGCGAACTTATTTCTGGTTACGCCGGTCATCTGTTTCAAGGTGCATTGGGAATCCCTCGTCAAGCTTGCGACATTAGGTTGCTTAGTACCCTTGGCGAGGGTTTTTTACCTGACACAAAGGTCATACTTTGTTTAGGGCAGAAAGCTTTGAGTACATTCAAGAATGCCGTCATTGGCGAGCAGCGTGGATGTCCTTGGGTTGCACACAATAGAACATACATTGCAACCTTTGCACCACAAGATGCAATTGACCGCAAAGCCTACTTCAATCCTTTGTCAAACGAGACAGAGATGGAGTACGAGACAGTCCGACACGGCAAGACAAAGCGTAGTAACTGGAGGTTCTGGTTCTTGCGTGATGTCGCTAAAGCCGCTCAGTATCTCAGAGTGCCGCCAAGGCCGGAGAGCGGTGATCTAATCACTTATCCCAAGGAACAGGAGATCATTGATCTACTGACAAACACCAAGGATAAGGAGATGTTCTTCGACATTGA